CTAAAAAACCTGAGATCTTAGATAAAGGTGCTGCCAGCAAAAAGAAACCTAGGCCGACGAGACTTAAATACAGTTCAGACACGGCTGAAGGCGCTGAAAAACAGAAGAAGGCTCGTGAGCTTAGAGGTTCAAGCCATCAGGATACTGGGGAAAGCCCACATAAAAAGTTGGATTTCAAACTAAAAAAGAAGAGTACTGCAGGTATGAAAAACACGGTATCTTCTGATCAGGGTAAACCAAAACCAAAGCCCACGAAGGCTAAGTGGAAGGTCGAATATGGTAAAATCATTGACGAAGCTCAAGAAGAACAGAATCTAAAAAAGGGTGGCTTAGTAACTAAACGTGGCCCCATGCACCGTAGTTCGAAAAGGAAATAATTATGCCCCCCAAGAATCCTGCAAAACCCCAAACTAGTACAAAAACAAAAAAACCCTATAAGAATTTTTCTGTAACAAAAAAGCAAATGAGTGCCTTACTGGATAGGGATTCTCTCTATTATGCTCCATCGGTGTCAGCTATTAGTTTACTTAAAGGAATTGATAAAGCCATATCAGACAAGAATATGGAGAAGGCTGAGAAGTTAATCAACCGCCTTAGAAAAACCTATTCTAGCCTTAAATCAGTGAAATTTGACTTAAAGGCTTCTGAAACTAAGGCTCCCAAGAAACAACAAGGAGATAATCAAGCTGAACATAGAAAGGAAAAGCCAACCGGCGAGAAGCAAGACGTAGATTCGGCAACGCTCCATAAGTCTCGTTTGGACGATAAGAAGAAGAAGACTTCCAAACCCAAGCGTGAACCTGAGTTTACTGAACTTGACTATCCTGGCAAAAAGGCTAAATCTCTTTCAGGTTCTATAGCAAGCCAGCTTACAGACTACGATGAAGGTAAAAAGCCAACCGGCGAGATGAACGCCCCCGTTTCTGCTTTTAGTTCCAAGAAAGTATCAGATTTATCTGGCGATCTTAGTAGCCCTCCAGATACCCGTTCTTTCCGAAAAGTTAGCGGTCCAGATGGTCTGAAACAGGGCATACGTGTATATAAAACTCCCTTTGGAAATGTTACAGTAGATTCTACTGATGAAGGTATGTGGGGTAAGGGTAAAACCTCTGAGGATGCTGCTAACTTTAAAAAGGGTGGTACTGCCAAGAAGAAAAAGGCCGTATCTAAGTATGGCGCTAAAACAATGAAATTCACCAATCGTGGTGGAATGTATAAGGTTAAAAGGTAGCATGGATAAAGCACAATGGCTAAAGGTATACTTGCCCGATGACTTAGCGGCAGATATGCGAGATAAATTGAAAGGTACAGATCGTAATCAATTTATTACGACTAGCCTACGAGCGGCTTTAACTCTCATCACGCCTGTTGGAAAAACAAATCAATGAAAGTTTCGTTAACTGAAAAAGAAAACTCCTTTCTAGACGCCCTGTTCAGCAAGGAGTCAAACGGAGACTATAGAACTGACATGAATGTTGCTGGGTACTCCAAGAATGAGTATCCGGCGCGTCTTATGCGTAGGCTAAAAGAAGAGATCATAGAACGAGCAGAAATGGTACTAGCAGCTAATGCCCCCAAGGCTGTACTTTCTATGACCGGGATTCTAGACGATCCCAGTGCATTAGGCAACCGAGAGAGGTTGGCGACATCTAAGGAAATACTGGATCGAGTCGGGTTAGTCCGTACCGAGAAGGTGGAACATAAAGGTGTAGCGTCAGCCGTAGTCTTACTCCCGCCCCTTAAAGAAGATAAAGACGAGGATGCTGAAGAGGAATAAAACAGAAGCTATACCAGCGGTAGGAAATCTACCTTACGGGTATGATAAGGGGGATGGTGATCAGTCTAGGTCATTTTATTATCCTCATGAGCCTACATTAACTAAACTTGAAGAAGCTATAACTTTTATACGAGAAGAACAACAATCGGTTAGGAAGGTAGCAGCTTGGTTAGAAAATGCAACGAGTAGGAAGTTATCTGCCACTAGACTACATAAGTTATCCTGGACTAAGGAGGAATTTGCTGCTCGTAGAGCCAGTAAGGAAGTTAAACTCTCCAAAGAACAAAAGAAGATTAAAAGACTCAAGAACACTGAAAAACAAACACGAATTAAGGCACAACAGGCCAAGCGTAGACTGGAACGAGCTTCAAGTAAACCTGCTAGTGTAAAATCTGTAAATTACGATACACCTATTGAGGATGTAGATCAGGGATACGAGATTGCATTTAGACCTAACCCTGGTCCACAAACAGAGTTTCTAGAGGCTAACGAACGAGAAGTATTTTATGGTGGTGCAAGAGGCGGTGGTAAAACTTTCTCATTACTAATTGCACCATTAAGGAACATACATAAACCAGCTCATAGAGCGTTGTTGTTAAGACGATCAATGCCTGAGTTACGAGATGTCATTTTCCATACTCAGCAGATTTACAGCCGACTGGCAATTAAGGGTAAATTTAAGTCTCAGGAAAATGTATGGCACTTCGAAACAGGCGCTCGTATAGAATTTGGTTACTGTGAGAATATTCAAGATGCATTAAGATACCAGGGACAGTCTTATACCTGGATTGGAGTTGACGAGTTACCCCAGTACGGCAGTGCGGATATCTGGCATTTTCTAAGGTCCTCTCTCCGTACCACTGATACAGAAATACCGTTGCACATGAGGGCTACAGGAAACCCAGGAAACATTGGTTCTAGCTGGGTGAAAAAGATGTTTATCGATCCCGCCCCTCCTAGTAAAAGATTTGTTGAAGAAGTTAAGTTTAGCGTTGAAGGCAAGGAGCATACATCAGAAATAAGTCGTAAATTTATTGCAGCATCTGTTTGGGATAATCCTTATCTAACTCAAGATCACAGTTATGTTGCAATGTTGGCCTCGTTACCTGAAGCAAAAAGGCAACAATTTCTTTATGGTAACTGGGATGTAGTTGAAGACGGTGCATTTCCTGAATTTGATAAAAACGTACACGTTATTGAACCGTTTGAGATTCCATCTGGATGGACAAAAATTAGGGCTTGTGATTTTGGATACTCCTCGCATTCTGGTGTTTTATGGGGCGCTATTGATTACGACAATAATATTTGGATATATAGAGAGCTTTACGTAAACAAACTAACGGCAGACAAATTAGCTTGGGCTATACTAGATTCAGAAGCTGGGGATGGTACAATATACGATGCAGTATTAGACTCGTCTTGTTGGGCTAGGCGAGGAGATCGAGGTCCGTCAATAGCAGAAGCAATGAATAGAGAAGGTTGTAGATTTAGGCCATCTGACAGATCTCCAGGTAGCCGTGTAGCAGGTAAAATTGAATTACATAAAAGACTTGCTTTAGACGAGGAAACAGAAGAGCCATCAATATACTTCTTTAGTAGCTGTAGAAATGTTGTAAGTCAATTACCGGCCTTGCCTTTGGATAAAAGAAACGCTGAAGATGTTGATACGAGATCTGAGGATCATCTCTACGATGCTCTTAGATATATGATTATGTCTCGTCCTTTAAACAGGCTTAGTGCTTGGGAACATGTCCCTAAACAGAGGTACAAGCCATCAGATTCTAGGTTTGGATATTAATGTCATACGAAGAAACAGAAGACGGACTTACATCTGCACTTACAGATAAAAAGGACGAGGCGAACTACGACGTTGTTGATTTCGTCAAACGTAGATATAGCCGTGCTAAGAGTTCGAGATACAACGATGAAAGTCGCTGGCTTCAATCATATAGAAATTATCGAGGCTTATATGGGCCAGATGTTCAATTTACAGAGTCTGAAAAGTCCAGGGTATTCATTAAAGTAACTAAAACTAAAGTTCTTGCGGCGTACGGTCAGCTATGCGACGTTTTATTTAGTCAAAACAAGTTTCCTATTGGTATTGAGCCTACAATTCTACCTGAAGGCGTGGTTGAAACCGCTCATGTAGACCCAAAAGAGCCAGAAGAAGCGACTAGCGTTCAAGACCCTTATGGTTATGCTGGAGATAGCAAAGATATAGGTCCAGGAGCTACTACTGACTCCCTTATAAACATGCTTGGCCCTCTGGAAGAAGAATTAAAAGGTATAGAGAAGCTTAAAGAAGGTCCAGGGCTTACTCAAACTGCTATTACTTTCCATCCTGCCATGGTTGCAGCAAAAAAGATGGAAAAAAAGATCCGGGATCAGCTAGAAGAGTCAGCGGCAACCAAACATCTTAGATTTTCTGCTTTTGAATGCGTTCTTTTAGGCACCGGCATAATGAAAGGCCCCTTTGCTGTTGATAAGGAGTACGCTCGCTGGGCTAAAGGAGGCAAATACGATCCTATTGTCAAGACTACACCAAAAGTAGAGCATGTATCTGTCTGGAATTACTATCCTGACCCTGACGCTAACAGCATGGATGACGCTACGTATATTGTAGAACGACATCGCATGTCCCGACCACAATTAAGAGAGCTAAAGAAACGACCATTCTTCCTGGAAGACTCTATTGAGAGTGCAATTGAATATGGTGAGAGTTATAATCGTGAATGGTGGGAAGATGACCTAGATGATGACATCTATGCAGCAGGAGATGGGTCAAGTACTAGTGGTACTGACGTAGAGCGTTTTGAGGTACTAGAATTTTGGGGAACTATAGACAGGGAAACGGCTGAAGAGGCCAATATGGACATCCCAAAGAGTTTAAAAAATACGGATGAGCTACAGATTAACTGTTGGGTTTGTAATGAACACGTATTAAGACTGGTTATTAACCCCTTTACTCCTAAGCGTATTCCATATTTCTCTTGCCCTTACGAAATTAATCCTTATAGCTTCTTTGGTGTTGGTCTTGCTGAGAATATGGACGATACACAGACCCTTATGAATGGCTTTATGCGTATGGCTGTTGATAATGCTGTATTATCTGGTAATCTACTCATAGAAGTAGACGAGTCTAACCTAGTACCAGGGCAGGACCTAACTGTTTATCCTGGTAAGATCTTTAGGCGTCAGGGCGGCGCACCAGGACAGGCAATCTTTGGCACCAAGTTTCCCAATGTAAGTAATGAGAACATGCAGTTGTTCGACAAGGCTAG